CACGCGGTGCGCGGCCAGCAGGTCGTCCCTAGTCACGCCCTTGATGTTAAAAAATTCGTCCTTCGCGGCGACCTCGGACACCGGCAGGATCTGGATGCCGTCTTTCTTGCCCCCCGGCGCGTACATGAACACGTTGCGGAAATTGCCCGGCCCCTTGCTCTCGCGCAGCGCCGTGCGCAGCTTGTCCACGTCCTTGATGTCCTGGGCCGCGTCGGTCATGTAGAGGATGAAGCCAGCGTGAGAGCCGTTCTTGTAATACTTGCGCCGGAACAGCGTGGCCGATTCATTGAGCCAAGCCGACTGCAAGGCGGACAGGTATTGCGGCAGGCCGTATACCTCCTGGTTCACATCGGGATCCATCAGATGGAATACCGTCCCCCTGGGGAAGGCATGTTCCTGCTTCCATCCCTGCACAAAGAAATAGTTATCCAGCTCCTGCCCGCGCCGCGTGTACTTGGCGAGTGAATGGGTCAACTGCACCAGCCGGCCTGTGCGGCTGCTGCGCTGTTCAGGATAGGCATTGCCGAACGTCAGGAAATCCAGCGCCAGGCGTTTAAACGTATCCCGCGACAGGTATTTGTTCGGCAAGAAGGTCGAGGTCAGAATATTGGTTTTGAAATAGATCGCGCTGCTGTGGTGGACGCTGGCGTTAAACGACTTCGCCAGTCCCTGCCAGCTGACCGGCGGCTCGTACCAGCGGCCATTGAGCCAGCATTCCAGGTTCTCCATGATGTCGGCCTGATCCAGTACCGGCATCGGATCGCCGAAAGAAAACGCCTCCATGGACGGCGCCGGCGGAGATAGTGGGTCGGGCGGCGCTGTGGCCGCTTGTTGGGTTCGCTTAAAACGTTGTTTCTTCATCCCGTAAAAATCTCCATAAATGAGGTGGTGGCTTTCGATATGCCCTCAATCGGTTCGTGATCGAGCGCGTGCATGCAGGCCCAGGCCAAGTCGGCGTGGCCGGTTTCGTCGGTGCGGCCTGCGTCATAGGTGACTTGTCTGCCGCTGGCGGTAATGGTTTTGCGGATCGCCATAAAGGCTTGCGCCAGGTCGGTGGCGCCGGCGTCGAATTCCAGACGTCCCTTGCTGATCACGTCCTTGGCTTTTAAAACCATGCGGACCTTGACCTCGGCGGAATAGTTGATCGCGGTCGCATTCGGAAAGAACTGTTTTACGATAGGAAACACGCCAATGCCCATGCCGGTCGTGTCGATGCCGATATAGTCGACCTGGTAGCGCAGCGTCATTTGTCGAATGGCTTCGGCCTGGGCCGCGAAGTCCATGCCCCGCCATTGGTGGCGCTCCAGGACACGGAACTTGCCGCCGGCAACCAGCGGCGGCGCCAGCACCACGCAGCCGGCGCTGTCGCCAGTCAATGAGGGGTCGTAACCGATCCAGACCGAGCGGTAACCGAACGGACGCGCCGCAAACGGTTTGACGTCGTCCCAGGCTTCCCAGGAATCGACCATGCAGCGCTGCAGTTCGGCCAGCGGGAATATCGATGCGGTGTCATCGATAAAATTACACATCAGGAGGTTTTCGAACTGGTCGGGGCTGTATTCGAAATTGCGCAGCTCATCGATGTCGAACAGATTGCAGCCGCCGCGCTCGGCATCCAGGATGGTCACAATCTGGCGCCAGATCTTGTCCTGCCCCGTAAAACCGCTCATCAGCTTGGCATGGCTGATATCAATCTTGACCTGGTCGGCTTTGGGCCGACGCTTGTTGAACAACTCTCCGGTCCAGAATGGGTATGCCTGGTGCGTGGTCGATGACGGCGTCGAGAAATAGGTCTTGCGCCATTGCTTGTGCAGCGCCATGCCAGACGCTACCTTGTTCAATTCCTGGAAATTGTGGGTCCAGAAAAATTCGTCAAAGTAGAAATTGCCGTGATAGCCCTGGGCTGTTCTCGCATTGGTGCCCAGGAAATACAGGTGCGCGCCGTTTGGCAGCACAATTGGGTCGCCAGACAATTCCACGCCTGCCGCCTCCTTGGCAAACTGCACGATGTACTGCTTGAATACGTGCGCCTGCGCCTTCGATGCCGACAGAAAAATCTGATTGCGGCCAGTCGCCAGCGCATCGGCCAGCGCTTCGCGGGCGAAGTACCAGGTCGCCCCGATCTGGCGCGATTTCAGAATGACCCGCGTGCGCTCATGGCCGTTGCGATACCAGACCTTTTGGTAGTCGAACAGGGAATCGCGGAAAGCGTCGAGCAGCTGGCTTTGCTGTTCTTCGCTGAAATCGTTGCGGGTCGGCTTTTTCTTCGGGCCGGCATTTCTCTTGTCCAGGTTCGGATTGAGATCCGCCTCATTACCGCCGCCGTCATAGCGCCGCTTGCGCGACATCTGCACCAGGGAGCGCGTCAATAAATCGATTTCCTTGAAATCGCTGCCGGTCTTGACCTCTTTACTTACCAGCTGGACCATGCGCGCTTCGATCTGCCCTTCCACGCGATCTATCGCCGTCGACAAATGCCACTTGTCGCGCTCCTTCCAGCTGGCGACCGTGCTGCGCTTGATTTTGAGATGCTTGGCGATAGAGGAAATGCGCCAGCCCTGCCAGTACAGGCTGCGGGCCGCATCACGCATGGCGGCCGGATCGTCGACAACGGTAGTGAACTTTGCGGGTATACCTGGCGCGCGCGCGGCGCTGCGTTTGGCTGATTTGGATTGGACGGGCTTGATTAACATGCCGCCAGCGTAGAGGGCAACGCCTGTAAAAGCCCCTGCTAGGGGGTCGCTAAGGCAGTTATCAACCCGCTGCCGATTGTTGAGCGGCGCAACAAACCGGACCATGGCGGTATTCGAACTCTTTCACTTTCGCCGCCATGTCCACACCGACCGCCAAGCCTGTAGCAAGTAAGCAATCCAAATTCTTCCGCGTCGCCGTCGAAGGCGCCACCACCGATGGCCGCGTAATTGATCGCAGCTTTATCGAGCAAATGGCTGCTACCTTCAATCGGCAACTCTATGGCGCCCGCGTCTGGCTGGAACACCTGCGCAGCACCTTGCCGGACGGCCCGTTTAAAGCCTATGGCGATGTGCTGGCGGTCAAGGCCGAAGAGGTGGTATTGGGCGGCGCCAAGAAACTGGCCTTGTTCGCGCAGATCTCTCCTACCCCTGAGCTGGTCGCCATGAACCAGGCGCGCCAGAAGATCTATACCAGTATCGAGATCAATCCGAAGTTTGCCGATACCGGCGAGGCTTACCTGGTCGGCCTGGCCGTCACCGACAGTCCCGCCAGCCTGGGCACCGAAATGCTGTCATTCGCCGCGCAGCACCCCGACAGCAATCCGCTTGCCAGCCGCAAGCAAGACCCCGACAACCTGTTTACGGCAGCGGTGGAGACCGCGCTGGAATTCGAGGACATCCCCCCACCTGAACCCGAAGGAATCAAATTGTCCGACACCCTCAAAAACCTGTTGAAACGCTTTTCCACAAAGACCGCCGGCGACGATGCGCGTTTCGGTGAACTGGTCGACGCCGTCGAGACCCTGGCAACGCATGCGAATCTGAGCGCGGACGAATTTGCGGACGAAAAGAAGCGCGTCGATACGCTGGAAGCTGCGTTGCAAAAAACGAACGATGAATTCGCGGCATTCCGCCAACAGGTCGAGACCACCGACGCGAACCCGACGCACCGCCCCGCTGCGACCGGCGGCGCCGGCGATCTGGAAACCGAATTCTAAGCGCGCCTCCCGTCCATCACGATCACAGCCCCCCTATAGCCAGGAGTATCCCCGCATGAAAAAACATACCCGCTTAGCCTTCGATAAATACGCCCAGCGCCTGGCGCAGCTGAACGACACCGCCAGCGTCGCCCAAACCTTCGGCGTCGACCCGAGCATCCAGCAGAAGCTGGAAACCAAGATCCAGGAGTCCAGCGAATTCCTGGGCAAGATCAACGTCATTGGCGTGACCGAGCTGGAAGGCGACAAGCTGGGCCTGGGCATCTCTGGCCCGATTGCCGGTCGCACCAATACCGACAAGGGCGACCGCAAGACCCGAGATTTGGCGTCCCTGGACGACCAGCGCTACCGCTGCGAAAAAACCAATTTCGACACCCACATCAAGTATCAGACCCTGGACGCCTGGGCCAAATTCCCCGATTTCCAGCAACGCATCGCCAATGTGATCTTGCAGCGCCAGGCGCTGGACCGCATGGTGATCGGCTTCCACGGCACCAGCGTGGCCGCCGATACCGACATTGTGAAATATCCCATGCTGGAAGATGTCAATATCGGTTGGCTGGAACACTACCGCCGGCAGGCGCCGCAGCGCGTGCTGCATGAAGGTAAGACGCCTGGCAAAGTGGTCATCGGCGCCGGCGGCGACTATGCCAACCTGGACGCGACCGTGTTCGACGCCCTCAACCTGCTCGATCCCTGGTATCAGAAAGATGCCGGCTTGGTCGCCATCGTAGGCCGGGCACTGTTGCACGATAAATATTTCCCGCTGGTGAACACCAAGCAGGCGCCGACCGAGACCCTGGCCGCCGACATCGTCATCAGCCAGAAACGGATCGGCGGCCTGCAGGCGGCGACGGTTCCGTATTTCCCCGACAACACCATCCTGATTACCCGTTTCGACAATCTGTCGATCTACTGGCAGGAATCGGCGCGCCGGCGCCGGGTGGTTGACGAAGCCAAGCGCGACCGCATTGAAAACTACGAATCGTCCAATGATGCCTATGTGATCGAAGACTACGGCCTGGGCGCCATGATCGAAAACATTGAGCTGGTGGCCTGAGATGGCGGAACTTTCTCCCGCCCAGCGCCATAAAGCCCGCGTCCTGGCCGAGCGTGCCGCCGCCGACGCGCAGCCGGGCGGTATGACCGGCGGCACCGCCTACGAAATGATGCTGTACAAGCTGGCGAACGACTGCCGCAGCCTGGGCAGCATCCAGTCGGTGGCGCGCAAGATCGAAGTCAAAACCAAGCTGCTGCCGGAGTACCAGGATTGGATCGACGCGGTGCTGTCCGCTGGCAAGGGCGGCCAGGACGATGTTTTTACGACGCTCCTGGTCTGGCATATCGATACCGGAGATTATGCGCGGGCGGTCGAGATGGCGCGCTATGCGATCCAGCACAAGCTGGCCTTGCCGGATCAATACAGCCGCGACATCCCGACCATGCTGCTGGATGAATTCTCTACAGCGTATGCCAGCGGCAAGCTGGCCGAGGATCCGACGCTGGCTATCGACATCCTGGCGCAGGTCCAGCAATTGACGGAGCACTGCGACGCGCCGGACCAGGCGCGGGCCAAGCTGTTCAAGGCTGCTGCCTACGCGATGATCGCCGTCCTTGACCAGGATGGCAACGAGCTGTTGACAGCTTCCCAGCTGCCGCAGGCGGAAGCGGCCCACCAGCTGATGGAGCGCGCCGTGGCGTTGTTCCCTGGCGTTGGAGTGAAACAGGTCATGGACCGGCTGCGCACGCGCATTTTAAAGGCCGTACCTGGCTAAACGAGCACCCCTGGCGCACGGCGGCGCGGGTCGATGAACAAATCATTGCGATGTCGTTCTGACGCCCGCCCACCGCCGATTTTTAAGAAATGACTTATGAGCTTTATAGCCGTCGAGCCTTCGACACCTAGAAATCCGCCGTCGCCCGCCGCCGTTGTCGAAAACGATGGTTTCTACGTAGACATCCAGCTATCCCAGATGCGCGACGCGGAACGCCTGGACGGCACCGTGACCGATGTCCGGTTGCGGCAAGCGGTCGTGGCCGCCGTGCTGCATGTCAACAATGAGCTGCGGGACTGGAAGCTGGAGCAGGTAGCCGCCGGTTATGCCTCGCTGGCCGCCGTGCCGGCGGATCGGATCGACCGGGAAAGCATTCTCATTGCCCACTACCGGCGCGCCGTCTACTGCTGGGCCAAAGCGGACCTCACCGAGCGTTACCGCGATTTCGACAGCACCGCGTCATCCCTGAACGACAAGAAGACCATGGAAGCGCTGGACGTGGCACCAAGCGATCAACGCCGTAACGCCCATTGGGCTATTGCCGACATCATCGGCCGGCCTCGCGTCACGGTGGAGCTGATCTGATGCAGGTACGCGCCCAACAGCACGACACACTGGACCTGCTGTGCTGGCGTCACCTGGGCGCTACTGCCAATGTGGTCGAAGCGGCCCTGGAACTCAATCCCGGCCTGGCCGACTACGGGCCGGTCCTGCCGCACGGCCTCCTGGTCACCCTACCAGAACCTACCGCAACCCCTACTAAAACCGCCCAGGTCATCAACCTGTGGGACTAACCGGAGCATCCCCTATGGCAGAACCCAGCACTACCACCCTCGTCGTGACCACCGCCGCCGGCATTGGCCTGTCGTCGCTGTTTCCCGGCATCGACGGCAATGCGCTGATCGGCGCCTTTGCCGGCGCCACCCTGGTGGCGATCTCCAGCAAGAATTTACCTGTCCTGCAGCGCCTGGCCTATATGGCGATCTCGCTGGCTATCGGCTACCTGGCCGCGCCCGAGGTCATCAACAATACGCCGTTGAAGCAAACGGGTGTGGCCGCGTTCTTCGCGTCGGCGGCGGCCATTGCCCTGACTCTGCACGGCATCGACCTCATTAAAACCATCGAGCTGCCGGCGTGGATCCGCAAGGGAGGCGACCATGACTAACACCCTGACCATGCTGGCGCTGTTCTCCTATGCCAGCTCCTGCCTGCGATTGCTGTGCTATCGGCGCGGCCTGGCTAATCATCGTTTGCATATTTCCGTGGTGGCCTGGCTGCTGATTGTAGCTACCGGCACCAGCGCCCTGGAAATCTTGCTCGACCATGGCCGCGCCTCCTTCGGTGAGGCCGGCATCGCCTTGACTCTGTGTTACCTGGTGCATCGCGCCCAGGGCAACGTCGCCAATATCATCAGGAACATGCAATGACTGTATCGACACCACTTACCGAGCATTTCACGCTGGAAGAGTTCACACGCAGCGACAAGGCGCGTGACTTGAGCATCAACAATATGCCGGCACCTGCCATCGTTGCCAACCTTCGGCGTCTGGCGAAATTTAACGAGCTGGTGCGCCTGGAGCTGGGCGGCGCGGCAATAGTGATTTCCAGCGGCTACCGCTGCCCTGCACTCAACCGGGCAGTCGGCGGAGCTGCCAATAGCGCGCACCTGGATGGCCTGGCCTGCGACTTCAAGGCGCCGGCATTCGGCGCGCCGATGGCGATCTGCCAGGCGCTCGAAAAGTCTTCCCTGCAGTTCGACCAGCTGATCTATGAACGGGTCGGCGGCGCGGTGTGGGTTCACCTGGGCATTGCGGCCGAGGGCAAGACACCGCGCCGCCAGGTGCTGACCATCGACAGCCGCGGCACTCGGATCGGCCTATGGAATTGATCGTCAAAAGTATCATTGCGGCCTTGTTCGTCGCCGTGCTGGGTCTGGTGATCTATGTGCAGCGCGGCAGCCTGATCGCCGCCCAGGAGCGCGTCGAGCGCGCCGAACAAGCCACCCGCGACCGGGACGGCACCATCAAGACGCTGACGGAGGCGGCGGCCAGGGACAGACTAGCCACCGCCAAGCTGCAAGCGGCGCGTGAAAACATCGCCGCCACGCTCAACGAACGAGAAAACCTGATTGAAAGCCTTCAACATGACAACGCCACTATTCGCAGCTGGGCCGATACTCCTTTGCCTGACGCTATTGCCAGGTTGCGGGACCGCCCCGCCGCCACCGGCGCCGACCATCTCCCTCAACGCCTGTCCGCCAGTGACGCGCTGCCGGTTGCCGGCGGCGGCGCCCAAGACTAACGGTGCCATGCATCTCACCCTGGAGCGCGCGGAGGCGGCCTGGAAAACCTGTGCCGCCGAAGTCGACATGATTTACTTTTGCCAGCAGGCCGCCGATGTACAAGCCCAGAAGCCTTAGAGCGCATCTCAAGGCAGCCATTGCCGACCTGACGCAGAATCCCGACAAACTGCTGGTGTTCGCCGACGAAGGCAATACGGTTGCCACCGGCACCGGCTCCCTGTCGTTTGAGTATCGGTATAAATTGAACATCATCATTACCGACTACAGCGGCGATGCCGACGCCATCATGGTGGCGCTGCTGGCCTGGGTCGAGGTTCACCAGCGCGATCTGCTGGACAATGCAGATCTCCGAAAAACAGGTATTGGCTTTGATGTCGATTTCAACAATCATCAAACGATTGATCTATCGATCAAGCTGGCCCTAACCGAGCGTGTAGTGGTCAAGCGATGTAACGGTGGCCGGCTGGACGTGCGGCATCCGGCGGAGCCGCAGCTCACCCCAATTTATACGGACCAATTCTGGCAAGCCTATGCGGGAGATTCGTTGATCGCTGAGTGGCACACGCCGGCAGATCCGCAATGAGCGACGATCTGCGCGCCATCGAGCAATGGGCCGGCGCACTGCTGGCCCGCCTCCAACCGGCTCAGCGCCGCGTGGTTACGCGCAAGATTGCCCAGGACTTGCGGCGTAGCCAGGCTCAGCGCATCGCCAGCCAACAGGCGCCGGATGGCGCGCCTTACGCAGCGCGCAAACAGCGCAAGAATCTACGGGGCAAACAAGGGAGAATCAAACGGCAGAAGGCCGCGATGTTTGAAAAACTGCGCAAGACCAAGACCCTACTGATGGAGAATGATGAGAAT